TAGGTTATCCATTTACAATAAATCCCCTTCTCCCTATAAATAGTTTCCAAAAGCAAAAAGCCCGAAGGCTTAACGCCTACCGGACTTAGACTTCTTCATTGCTTCCTCTGTCTTCTCATTTTCCTTTTTGATTTGGTCAGCGAGACGCTGGAGGAACCATCTGCGGATTGTTATTGGTAGATTGTAAGCCTCGGCGAAAGACCAGTTGCCGTGATACTTTAGGAGAAAGAACTCCTCATACACGGACTGGATGTAGTTATTGTCTAGACCAAAAGAAATCTACCGTTAAAGGTATGTCCACCTCCTTTTCAAAGCCGCAAGAAGGACAAGCAAAGTGTTGGGTCATGTCAAGCCCTGGAACGACCTTCAGGTAAGCCGCACGCAAATAACGGGAGTCATATGCGGGAAGAACCTCAATGGCCCTGTGAATGGTCTGTAGGTCTTCTACGCCGTTTATTGAAACGATGATCTTGCGAAGTTGATCGGTCAGGTTCGTTTCGTAAGCAACCTTCTTCTTTGACTGCATCTTGGAAACCAGTTCGTTCTCATCTCGGTTTGTCAAAAGACGAACCTCAACCTCAAACTTGGTCTTTGGAAGACGAATGGTGAAGGTTCCACGATCGGTTGGAACAATGTCGTGTCCCTCGTGGTCATCACCGTGGTAAGCCTCAACAGCGTCAAGATCGAATGTGTTCTCTGAAACCGTTGTGCAGTTGGGGCAAGTAACCTTCGTTGTGTAGTCCGGTCCAAAGCCGTTGATGCGGGAAGCAACAAGAATAGCGTTCTTATCGCCTGTTAGAAGGGACTGAACATTGACTTGGTTGCTAACAATAATGTTCTTTAAGAACCGATCAATAGCAACACCCTTCTTAAGAAGTGAAGGTGAAGTTAGGATATCTTCGTCCTTTGCTGTCATATATTTGATTTCAATGGTCTCTGCCATATGAAGAGGATGGCCTTCTGGGTAGAAGCGTCCCCTTGACGGAAGATCAACCAACTCAGTAGGAACTGCAAAGTTAAATGTTGGTCTTTCGTCTGTCTCGCTCGTCTCGTGCGTTTGTGGTGGGGCTTCTGCTCCCGATCCAAAACGCTTGCTGTTATCTCTCATTATTACCTCTTGTTAAGTTGTGTTGGTTTATTCAGGCGGCCCGGCGGCGCTGGACATATCTACGTCCGTCACCTGCGGCGCGTCATCTGCTCCAGGCGTCGACGGCGACTCGGAGTCGTTCGCGGTCGCATCCGTTGTTGGGTTATCAGTTGAGCCAGGTTCTGGTTCCTCAGCAAGTCGCTTGCACGGGTTGCTTTCTGGTAGTGTCTCAATCCATTCGTCGAAAGATATTGCTGCAATAACACCTTTCTTCTTCTGCTCAGCAAATACTTTGTTGCAGCGGTCCCTCTCGTCGGGGAGGTTCGGCGGCTCTTGTGGGAGTAGTTCTACGTCATTGAAATAAGTGTACGCCTTTTCACGACCATAGTCTGGAAAGAATACCTTAACAGCTTCATAACCAAGTGTCAAGCTAATTTCTAACAATTCGTCACTTGAATAATCTAGTTCGCCAAAGTCTATACTTTTGATGAAAGCATTATGAAGCGTCCAAGTTTCAATTTTTCTACCAAATTCATCAAGCTGGTGGATTTGGACACCTTGTCGCTCGCGACCGTTAATTATATCAAGGTGAGATTTTGTATTGGAATTGTCGTAGTATTTTCTAATAATATCTTGTGCTTGCTTTTCATTATAGCCAGTTCTTCTTACAATTCTTGCTAACTTTCTTGTTGCATTTGGATAAGAAGGATCGACCATCGTCATCGTGATGTCCCTCAAGATAGGACTACCAGATACTCTTTTTGATAAAAGATCTTGTGCAGTAGAATACTTTTCTTCTTCTGTTTGATAGTCGAGCTTCGGTTTTGATATAGTTTTCACCCACCAAACATAAGGCTCATTTTGTGCCTTCCGGTCGAAGAAATTGTCGTCCGCGCCTGCTCTTTCGCCAGGATAAGGGTCTTCTGATCGGTCATCTTCTATTGTAAGGCCAGGGAATATAACACGAAATCTATACTTGAACTTTGGATCGGTTTTAAAGCCAAGGCCGGCATTAAACTGGTTTGTCCAAAATCTGGGAGCTTTTGCTTCATGAGAAGCTATTGCTTCTGCATCGCTATTGGTCCTTGCTCGCGGTGGAGGAACAAAGTCAGCAGGAGTTTCTGGGGGCCTGGGTGCTGTAGGCGCCGCTGGGGCGCTGGGCGATCCATCTATGTCGAATCGGGATCTTTGTTTTTCGGCCCTTCTAGATTCTAGCTTAGTGTTGGCCATCTAGGCTACCTTATAGTGAGAACTTGCGAAGAGAACTGTTCTTGATTCCGACAGAAGCCCAGTCATAACGAATCTTCATAGAAACTTCTGTTAGATCGTCTGAGCCATAGTCGAGATCGCCGAAGGTCAATTCCTTGACCCAACCATTGTTGAGCGTCCACTCTTCAAGGCTTTTACCCTCTTCGTCGATCTGTTCAATTCTAATGTTACCCAAGTTAGCCACAGAAGCAGCCTTTGACACGGAAGCAAAGTCTGAATCCTCAAAAGAACCACCTCGTGGGATCGTATAACCAACAGCCTCAATCAAAGTTGTAAAGCCGTCGCAAAGATCTGGCTCAACTGGATCGACAAAGGTAATGTCAACTTCGTTCCACTCTGTGCGCGCCGGCCAGTAGTAGGTGTGGTTTAGATAGTTGTGTGAAGCCTCTGAGAAAGAAATAGAGGGCTTCGTAGCCTTCTTAGCATACCAAGCCACACCCTGAAGACTGGCCAGTGTGTCAAAAGTCACTCTGAACCTGAAACCTCTCTTTGGGTCTCTTGCTGCCGATGTTGTCCAAAAACCATTTGTTTCAGCCATTAGAATTGATCTCCTCTTTATAGTAAATAGTGGTTATTTTGTTTTAGTCATCAAAAGAAGCACCAGAGCGAGTAATGATGAAGTCAATGGCAATGAACTCGATGGCGCGTGTCGGCTTAATGAAAATCTTTGCGTAAAGAATATTTCTGTCCACAAGATCTGGAGTTGTTGTTGTTTCATCAAGGACAACGCGGAAGTCGTCGATGCCGAAACGAACCTTGACATCGTTTAGGAAATTCTCTGCTCTGGACTTGAAGTTGTTCCAAGTGACCTGAACATTTGGTTGGAAGAGTGTTCCAGCAGAGATTCTTGAGATGCCACGCTTGACGAAGATCATTAGGCGACGAACGTTGATTCGGTCGAGAGCCGAAGGCGTAGCCTGAAGCGTCTTCTGGCCGAAGACCACGATGCCTTCCGCTGGGAAAGAAGCAATCGGGTTGATGTTTACGTCGTAGAGATCATCACGGTTGCGTGAGGTCAACTTGGTCTCAACGCCGACAACCGGAAGGCCACCAGCACCGTTGGATAGTCCACCTCGGTTGAAACCGGCAGGAGCGAACCAAACATCAGCAGAGCGCTCTGTACTCGCTAGAACACCGAGAGCAACAACAGATGGCGGAACATCAAGGAGAACGCCGTTAACAGTGTCGCGGACCTTAACCCATGGGTAGTAAGCAGCACCGTAAGAGTTGTTTAGGTTTCTTGCCTTGATGTTAGAAAGAACAGTGCTTAGGTTGCCCTTACGAGCAGAGCGTGTAGCGTCTGCTTCGTGACGTGGCCTGAAACCGCCCTCAACATCGATGACAGCGAGAGTGTCAGCGCGACCCTCGGCAGTCTGGATGATGTGATCTGTAACTCGATCGTCAGTGATACCTGGGATGCTTAGAAGATTCATTTCGGCAACCTCTGGATCCGCAACAGTGTCGACTGCACGACGAAGTGTGTAGTAAACATAGCTGCTCTGCTCTGTCGGATTCTCGCTAATAAGAGAGTTACGGAACGGGTCACGCTCTGTAATGTCTAGGCCGTCAAAGCCGCCGAACATTGGTGAAGTGAAGCGGTTGATCTTGGAGTCAAGAACATTTTGGTAGCGAGCAGCAGTTAATGTAGACCCGCCAGAGCCAGAAGCGGTCCATGAGGTACCCGCAACCATCGAGCCGGACGACCAGGCTGCGCTGTCAATATTACTGGTTGGAGTAGCGTCATCAAAGTTCGTGCCTTTTGAAACTATAATTTCGTCTAAACTGAAGATCCACTGGTGGGATAGGCCGCCAGGCAGGGTGCCATTTCCAAATGTATCAACCCAATCGCTATCTGCAATAATTTCATTACCAAATGCTCTAAGGTAGTCAGCATACCCTGTATCAAAAACATTAGATGTTAATGTCTTTGTAGTTTGTAGACCAAAGTAGGCGTTCGTTGTAGGATCCGCACCATCAACATTGGTACCAGCGGCTGTAGACGCACTTACGCGAATACCAACCTGTGGATAAGTGATGTTAAATTCAGCTAACTCGGCTGTAATATAAATAATTCTTCCATCTGCATTAGCATCGATCAGAGCATCTGGCACCGAGCCAGATCCGCGAACATAGGCATTAATTTCAGTGGTACTACCAGAAGTATAAGACCAGTCAGGGAAAGCAGGTGGTCCATAGACGCCGAATGGTAGAAGTGCTTCGTTGGGTGCACCTGCATCAAACTGCTGGTCCATTACAACACGGACATAGCGCGAAACATTTGGAAAATCACCAAAGTCACGGTATCGCTTCTCTACTGCATCCCATTCCATTGACATATCGCCGATTTTTGCGGCAACATAGTTAGGAGAGTTCTTGTTTAAGTTACAGTTGGAGAAACGCTCTAAAACAACAGGGCGAAGATCGCTATCATTTGCTCTACGAAGAACGACATCAAAAGTACCGTATGGAACATTTTCATTTGCAGAAGCGCGTATGTTGTCGATGGAGATCTTGACATTCTCTTGTAGCCAGGAACCGTAGCCGTTGATGCCGACAAACTTAAATAGTTTTTGCATTCCATCATAGGTGTAACTACTGGTGTCGGCAGAAAGGTTTTGTCCAAAGAACCAGCCAGTGTGAGCATCACGGTAAGCCATTCGCTTCTCGTGGTTTCCAATGTTTGTGGAACCAGAAACAAGCGGGAGAATAACGCCAATACTACCTGTTCCAGTCGGAGTAAGGCCAGAGACGTTTAAAAACCCTTCAAATGTTTCGCCTAGCCAATAAGGTTTATCGTATGTAGTTCCCTCAATAGTAGTATTGACGAGTTGTGGGTTTGTATTGAAGACCTTTCTAATAAACTTGTCGCTAGACTCATTTAACGAAAATGTAACATTTTCAATTTCAGTACCGGCGCCAGTGCCTTGAAGAATTCTTACCTTAAATTCACCATTAGCATCTGCCCTTATAGCAGTAGCAACACCTTCAATATAGGCTCCGTCCGGTGCGGCGCCAGAAAGTACTAGACAAGAACCAGTGTTCATGTACCAAACAGCAGCAAGAGACCCAGTGTTTGCTCCTACCACTATTGAGCGCGCTCCAGTTGTACTAACAGCATCTGAGCCGGAAGGAATAACAAACAAACCAAACGGTCCACCATTTGTTCCAAGTGCTGTACTTGGTTCCTTCTCTGTTTGCCAACCAGCCTTACCGTCAGCGTTAGCGTCTGGGTGCTGTGTTCCGACAAGGCGAATAAATGTGACAGGTCCAACGCCAGAGCGGAGGTAAGCCTGTGCTGCATACGCACCGTAGGTAGGAGAAGAATAGTTGCCCTCACGCCAGACATCACTTACACCGCCAAGACCGGAAATAGGGTTTCCGAAGATCTCAACGAACTCTGAAAAAGAGCGGACCTTGGTTGGGATCATACCCGGTCCCTTCTCAGTGCGGCCAACGATAACGGGACCGACGTTTTCGGGTAGGGCTGGGATTTGGGACTGATCGATTTCGTTTAGGAAAATACCTGGGGAAACGAATCTAAACTTGTCAACTGGCATCTATTAGTCTCCTTGTGCAGCATTCATACTACAATGCGTTTCTCATAATAAATAGTCTATTATAG